GAGATAAGTTATTTGGTTGATAAAATGAACCAAGACAACCGTGCTGCTGACCTCCAAACAGAAGTGAATGACGGACACTGGAATAACTTTGCTCAATGGTTGAGGAAGATTAGAGATGAGTGAAGAATACGGGCACATTCCTGATGGTTTCTTTCTTTCTGAAAAGGAGATTGATAATTTGAGAAATGCTAAAAAGGAATTAACGGATTATGGTAGAGAAAAACTGAGAGAACTTCTTGAAAAGCAAAAGAAAGAGGACACTTGAAGAACTGGCACACGGGCACTTGAAAACGGGTGCCCTTTGCTGTATAATATGAGAAATCAAAGGAACTCTTATGGACTGCGAACCTTATCCTGACGAATTTTTTGAAGAAGCAGAACGAAGAGAAGCAGCAAACAAAGCAGCATTAGAATCACTTGGAATTGATTATGAAAACTTTGGACAGAAACCTTGGAATGAAGGTCATTTGGATTATGAAGCACCGAATGGAGACTACATCAAGAACTATCCACTTATCAATCGGGTTGAGGTAATTGGACCGAATGGACGAGAGTTTGTTCAATATGACTGCTCTAATGTTCAAATTTCCGAACAAGACAACGGACGCACACTAAAGGTATTTTTATCATGAGATTGATTGATAGGTATAACGAATACTACAATGATGAGTGTGCTGCTGCTCCATGGGGTTCTCTTACCAGTATGGAACATTTACAAGCAACTACAATTCGTGCTGTGCTTTATGCTTTTGCCCGTAAGTATAATATGACGGATAAGATTTATGTCGAAGATTTGAAACTCCTTGCGAACCAGATTGAATCACAAGGAGAAGAAAGCAACAGGAAGCATCGGACAGTTATGAAAGAGGCACAAGAACGCCACGGTGGCGACCTGGATACCCTATAATACTCATATACACACAAAACTCAAATGTCTAACTTCTATACTAACCTTCCTGGCACTGATGTTGTCCGCAGTAAGATTGATGTCTTCACACTTCACGATGAAGCAGAAAATCAAACTCATCGTGTAGAACTCACCGTTGATAATGATGGTGTCTTCATTACCTCTTGTGAAGGAGGTGCTCGTGAGGATATGAGTATCAGTCACAAAGATGTTGCGATTGCTGTTGCTCGTGCTATTCTTGAAGCATACGGAGAAGTTTGAAATGAAAATCAAATTTAACGGACACTCTCCTACTGAACGTGAGGTAGAGTTTGATAAAGACGACCAAGTGCGTCTGTTTGAGATTATGAAACAAGAGTTCATTGAACACATCACATATAGTAGGTTCAATAGCAGTTATCCTACACATATTGAACGACAACTTGAGAACTTTTGTGATGGTTATGGTGTAGATATTGAATATTCAAAGGATCGCATTGCTTTCTTTACTTCTATTGTGAAGGAGATGAATTTCAAATGACTTATGGTTTGAATTCTGAAAAACCTGCGTTTTCTTATACAAGAGAGGAGTTGTTTTCTTGTATCACAAAGATTGTTTCGCATCCCCACACACATATAACATCTCACGACCAATCCCGTGCTCTCGCTATTATGTTAGTTTTTGAGGATTATTTCTCAAACTACACAGAAAGTGATAACAATGGTGGACATTGTGTTTATGAAAGGGACGAACTTGACTTTGAGGATTTTGTAAGGTATAAACTTAATCTTGAGTATTATCATCCTGTTGGTGTTGATGAGGTGTTGAAGTGAGCAAGTGGACTGAAAATCCCGATGAGATTGTACTGAAAGATATTGAAATGTTTCATCTGGAAAGTATGAATGAGAAAACACTTTGGGTTGGTGTTTATAGTAAAGATGGTAAAATCTATCACTTGAATATTTCTGCTGATGGTGATAAACTGAGGTATTATTGGAGTAACGAAACCTGCTAATGGACTTTCCTGTGTTCTTAAACAAGTGGATAATCGGATTTAAACCGATTAAGTATACTCCATTTTGGTTTTGGTTTCGTCTTGTAAATCATTCTAATTGGAGAATGGACGACCACCAAAGATATTGGGACTTTTGGTTGAGCATTAACAGAGGTTATGATGATATGAATTACAAATGGGAGTTTGAAAAGTTTTGGGGAAAAGGAGCACAACCAGAAAAGATTATTCTATCACCAGAAGATTTTGATGCTCTCCAGAAACGACTTGAAGAACCACCAGATCCGAAAGTAGTAGAACGATTGAAAGAGATTATGTCTAAACCCGCACCTTGGGAGGAAGAATGAAAAACTTTTGGGAGAGATATTGGAAATGGTCTGATAAAATCAACGCACCATTTCAAAAAAATAAAGATCGTATTCTTTTGTATGTTGTGCTGTGTCAGTCAGTGATTGTGACTGTAACATTACTGCGATTACCTCATACAAGTGATAAGATGCGAATGGTATGTCTTCCTGATTTGAACCAAGGTATTCTTTATTGTGAGGAACAATGACACAAGATGATTATGACGCATTGAAAGAGTTTCTGCGTGGATTTGGTGGTGGTAGTATTGTTTTTATTGTTTTCTGTCTGCTATGTGCTCTTACCATCTGGATATCAGGTAGTAATACCGAGACAGATAAATCACAGTCCGCTGAGGTAGTTGGCACCTACAAGGACTGTGATATAATTAGATGGCAGTATGGTGCTCTTGCTGAATACAAATACTTTCTCCATTGTCCCAAATGAACGAGAAATCTAAAATCTTCTATAGTGTGTGGCATTGTTCTTACAGACGAAGAACCCTATATAAAGGAACACCAAGAGAACACAGAGAGCACGAAACTGTGCGTATGTGCCTAGATATGAAGGATGTCAAGTTTTATCAGTTTGACACAGAAAAACCAAGATACTTAGCATAATGAGTGAAGTTAATTTTAAGAAACATAGAGTCTTTATTCATTCCTGTATCAGCAGCACAAGACCCTGAATTGTATCGTATTCTAGCACACGAAAAACCAGTCATTCATACACTTGGAGAATAATGAATTTTACATCTGAACAATACAAACTCATTTACAACTCTGTGCGTCGGTATCAGATTGAGAAGACCGTCCTCAACAGTGCTGAGTATCAAGAGTGTAATGAAATACTTGACGAACTCTTTGATTCCGTGTATACTCAAAAGGCAGAGCAACCAACCTAAACATTATGGGACGACCAAAAAAAGTTGAAAAAGTAATTGAAAAAAGTGATGAAGAATTTCCTTATGATCAGTTTCCTTGGAAATTGGTTCATAAGGATGGTAAAGAAGTTCGTAAGTGTTATTTTCAATCCGAAGAGCACCGTAAGAAGCATATTGATCGGTACAATTTAAAAAAGAAAGACATACAACTGAGTTGCAAACACGATGTATAAGAAGTCATTGGCCATGAATTTAGTGATTTTAGGATTGCTATTTTCGTGTGTTATTGCTATAATCGTTTCTGGATACAATCACGGTGATATGCACCTTTCAAAAGTATTGGAGAATATTAAAAAATGACTAATCGCACATTCGTAGATAAAAATGGTAATGAATGGAGTTTTGAAGAAACCCCAGAAACTATTGAAGCACTTAAGCAACTTCATAAAACAGTTGAACAAACAACCCTAAAAAAACCTAATGAATACAAAACCACTAACAATTGAAGAAGTAATTGAAGCAACAGACATCTTCTTTCCTATCTACGAATGCATCAAAAGTCGGATGTCTGATGATGCAAAAGTAGAAGATATTCTCAAAGTTGCCGAGAATGTCTGTACCTTAGCACAGAAACTTCGCGTAGAAAAAGAACTAGAATCCCAACCTTTTGGATTTAATAAAAAGAATGGAAAAGAAACTAATTGATGATTGCTTTTATGTGCAACAAAAAAAGTATGGACTTTGGGATTCAACTGATCTTGAAGGTAATGGACTAATTACATCCCTCAATGAAGAGCAATGTATCTCAGCAACTCGTTTTTATTTAAAATTGCGACAGGAAGAATCAAACGGAAAGGTATTTGATGTAAAAACTTACTCTACAAAAGATAACTACAAATTATAAAATGTGGGCAGTAACTATAGGTCTTGGCGGAAATGTAGTTGCGTAAGTCCCACTTATATGCTATAATAAATAATAATAGTCTCGCCAAGACCTACAATGAAAGAATATTACACCTACGCATACATGCGTGAAGACGGCACACCTTATTATATTGGTAAGGGTAGTGGTAAAAGAGTATATAAAAATAATGGGAGATATTGTAATAAACCTTCTAAAAATAGAATAATATTTCTCAAAAAAAATTTAACAGAAGAAGAAGCATTTAAGCATGAAATCTATATGATTGCTATTTTTGGAAGAAAAGATTTGGGGACAGGTATTCTTCATAATAGGACTGATGGTGGTGAGGGGAGTAGTGGGGCAGTAAGAAGTGAAGATTTAAAAAAAAGAATAAGTAAATCTTTAAAAGGAAAACCAAAGACTAAACTTCATAATGAAAGAGTTTCTAAAGCACTTAAAGGTAAAGACATAAATCAAGATATTAAGACTAAAATTAGTAAATCTCTCAAAGGCAGAAAACTACCCGCAGATACTAGGGAAAAATTGTCTCAATCTTTAAAACAAAGATGGAAAAGTGGAAAATTTACTGGAAATACTGGTGTATCATATAAAAAAAATAATCCAAGTAATTTAAAAACTTTTTACTTGACTTCTCCCATCGGTATTTCTTATATTGTAAAGAACGGATTAAAGAAATTCTGTGAAGAAAAGGATATATCGTATAATACAATATATTATGGACTTCACTATAAAAATGGAAATTGTACTAATGGATGGAGAATATCATATGAGTGACACTGACCCCACAAGTCCCTGGTGGGAATTTACCTCTTATTTGAGGTGTTGTGAAAGTCTTGGTGTCACTCCATCTCTTCAACGTTTTATGGCATACCGTAACTATCTTAAATCTGTTGGTGTAATATGATTAGGCATTTGAGAATATGGTTATGGCGAATAGTTTCTGAGTTAGAACAACGCTTGTATCCTTATGAGGAAGAGGATGTAGGTGATTATTACTATACTATCAAAAATGATGAGACTGGTGAAAGTTATATGATTATAGAATGGATTAAATCTTTTGACGAACGTATTATACGACTTCAAGATGAAATGATTTTAGTTCAAAGTCAACTTAGGAGTATGGGAAATGATCAAAAAGTTTATTGATTGGTATTTTTCTCCCACCAACAAACCAATTGTGGAAGAAAATAATGTTTATGATAAACTAATTGAATTGCAAAAAAAATATGAATGTCTTTTGATGGATGTCAAAAGATTGGAAGAAGAAAATATTGAGACCACTAATACTCTTTATGAACTTATGAATTCTATTAAGGCAGTTGATCTTCGTATAGATATTCTTGCTGAACGTTGTAGGATTGATTACGATGTATGAAACTTTGACAGAATTTGAAAGAGCACTTGCCCGTTTTGGTGATAAAGTGCAGTACATTGTTGGTCTTGAAATTTCTGATAAAATGTCACCAGAAGTAGCATACCAAGAGATTAAGGATATGATGAAAGAACTTAAAAAACTTCGTAAAGTTGAAAAGAAAAATTGGGTCAATGATACAGAGGTTGATATGTGATGGAAAATCAAAAAGATTCATTATCAATAACACAAAATGAAGACGGATCTTTTACAGTTGATTGGTCTCCCGATGATCCTAAATGGTCGTGGATGAATAATCTAACTCAAAAGGAGATTCAGATTATTATAGAACAAGCAATTAAGGACTACCTAAATGACGTTTGACTACAAAAAGTATTCATTGGAGCAATTATCTAACTGGATGCACGATGCGATGTCTTCTGGTGAAGCAACTCCTCAGGAAATCTATGATGTGATTGTTGGTGTAGTGAAAGAAAACTATTACACATATAAACATCAAGCATCTCAGGCATATGAACTTCTTTCTCTTCTGAATGGTAATGGTAAACACATTCTTGGGGAACATTATGAAGGTTGGGATGAGGGTACTACATCTAATCTAGTTTGTGATAAGGACGATTCTTCACCAGAATGTAAAAAGTCTTGGACTTCTTTCTGGGAAGAAAACTATTATCCAGAAGAATATAAAGGTTCAACGGTAAGTAGTGTTCAATATACCGAAGAAGAACTGAATGCGATGTGTGAAAAAGCAGCATCAGATGAAGAGAAAGAACAGTGCCGTGAGTATAATCTACGAGAGGCAGAGTATTATGATAAGAGAGCACAACTTGATATAAAAGAAACTAGTGAAACTGTAACGAGTGGAGCATCAGTATCTCCAAAGGTCAAGAAGTGGGTTCTTCCAACAGAAGTTGATGGTCTTACAGGTGATGTCATTGTAAATCTTCCTGATGATCTTCTAGAAGCAGCAAATCTGAAAGAGGGAGACCAGGTAGAGTGGATTGAAAATGGAGAAGGGTCTTATATTATGAAAAAAGTAACTCAACCAATTGGAATGGAGGAATGTTGATGGCACTAAGTGAATCTGTAGAAACAAGTCTGAAAGAAGCAGAAGCATCTTTGCGAAACGCACTAGCATATGCGGCGCGTCAAGAAAGACCAATGGTGTGTTCAGTGATTGCTGATATGATTAGTCGTATTGAAACCCTACAAACGACTGATTCTCTTCTTGATAAACTAGAAAATCGTAAACCAGGAGATTCCGGTATGTTTGGAAATTTCTTTCAGGATATGTAATCATGGCGACATCAAATGACTTTGGTAAAGCACTACAAGAGTGGTGGGATTCTGATGCCTGCAAAGAAATGCAAAAGGCAAATGAAGAAGCAAAGCAACGGGCAGTAGGAAAGTATTTTATGCTTTCTGAAGAGGATAAACTTGATATGGTTCAGGCAATCTGCACTATTATGTGTAATGCAGAAAAAGAAGGAACATCTCATCGTGGACTCCAAGATAAACTTGGAATTTATCCCACTGGTTTCTGGATTGACAATCTGATGGATGTCCATAATGCCCTCTGGTCCTACTATCATGATAAAAAGCAGGAACAAGAACTCAAAGATGATCTTGATGCTCTTGAAGATTTCATTAAAAATAATGAAAATAAATAATAGTGCCTGACTTGGTGGTTCTTTTCAGGTTGGGAAAAAGCACTTTCGGGTGCTTTTCCTGTATAAATAGTAATAACCACCAAGTTAAGAGCAGTTATGGTAATCCCTAATATGTTTTATACTTATGCATATTTGCGAGAAGATAAAACTCCCTATTACATAGGTAAGGGAAAGAATAATAGATTATATGTAAAACATCAAAAAGGAATACAACTTCCTAAAGATAAATCAAAAATAATCTTTCTCAAACAAAATTTAACCGAAGAAGAAGCATTTAAGCACGAAAAGTATATGATTTCTGTTTTTGGAAGAAAAGATTTGGGAACTGGTATTCTTTATAACAAAACTAATGGGGGTGAGGGACCATGTAACCCATCTTCAGAAACTATAGAAAAAAGGGTGAGTAAATTAAAAGGTAGAAAACATAGTAAAAAAACCAAGAAAAGAATGAGTGACTCTGCGAAAGGCAGAAAAAACTTTTGGTTAAAGGGAATTTCTAGAAGTGAAGAAACTAAACAAAAAATAAGTGAAGCAACTAAAGGTCTAGTTAGAAGTGAAGAATCAAAACAAAATATAAGTAAAGCATTAAAAGGAAAACGAAAATCAAAAGATACTCGCGCAAAATTTCAAAAAATAATGGAAGAAAAATATAGTCATATTTACTATGAAATAACAACACCAAATGGAAATATAGAATATGTTTACAATAGTTTAAAAACTTATGCTAAAGAAAATGGTTTAAATTCAGGATCAATGTATAATGTTGCTAATAAAAAAGCAAATCATCATAAGGGGTATAAGGTTAAAAAACATATTAAAAATGAAGTTTTATGACCGAATTTTAAAGAAATCATTAAGTTTCTAGATAGTTATGTTATGGAATGCTAATATTGGGACACATCGCAAGAAACTTATGACTCTCGCAAAAACTGGTACTGAAGTCCTGTCAAAAGACGAATGGGATGAACTTGTTGCCCTAAAAGACGCAATCACGTATGCTCCCCAAACAGTTTCTGCACAGAAAATGGAAAAGTTTACCGAACTTATGGTGAGATCCTTGGAGGGGAAATGTGATCCACTTCCACCAAAGAACTGGAGAGGATCTTCTCTGAGTGAATAAAAAATAAATAGATTATACGCAACAAAACTATGGAAAACATCGACCAACACATTCAAAAAGACGAAGACATTCTAACTGACCCTACAATTTCACCACAAGCAAGAAGGCATACTGAAGAAGAACTAGAAGCACTGAAAGTTTATAAGGAGCATCATCCTGAAGATTCTCATGATCCTACACCACTTGAGTTGTATTGCGACACTCATCCTGAAGCACTTGAATGTAGAGTATATGAGTGAAATGATTTGGTATCAAAGTATTTTCCCTGGATATTTTATTAATCAAATGGGTAATGTTAGAACATTTGATAGATGTGAATACATGCCTTATAAAAATTCTGTAAGGAAAATACATAGAAAGGGTAAAATTCTAAATCCAATACAAATGAGTAATGGATATCTTTATGTTGATATTGCAAATTACGGCAAAATTAAAAGAATTGGTGTTCATAGATTAATGGCATGGACTTTTTTAGGTGAAAATATAGATAATAAACATATTCATCATATTGATGGTAATATACAAAATAATTTGATTTGCAATTTAAAAATATTAGATCCAAAAATTCATTGCAGTAATCATAATTTGGAAAGAGTTTTTAAAAATAAAACTGGATACAGAGGTGTGTCAGAATATTATAAAAATAGGTATAAAGGTTCAATACAAAGATCTGGAAAAAAGACAATATACACAAAAATATATGATAATCCAGAAGAAGCATATTGTGAATTGCAACATTTACTCAAATCAACATAGTCACTTCAACAACTGGCACATTGGGGGTTCTCAGGACACTGAGGACCCCTTATAATATGAGTAGTTCACAAGGAACTTCTTATGACCACCACCTTCGCTGACTACGCCGCTTCTGCTGAGGCACGGAACACCATCTATCTTAATATTGTTAAGTATGGTCTGATGCTGTGTGATGCTCTCCAGAAAGATGCTCCTGATGATTATCACTACTCACTGGACTCTTCTGGTCGTAAGTATCATAAAATCTTTATGCACATTGGTAATCGTCGTGACAGTATTCATGCCTTCATTGACAAGAAAACTGGTTCCGTATACAAACCGGCAAGTATTAAGGCACCTGCTAAGGGTGAGCGTTATAATGTGCTGATTATCAACTCCCGTGAACAAATGCTTGAGAATGCTGATTGGAGCGGACAATATTTGTATGCCCGTTGAACCATGAAAAAACTTCTCCTTCTTCTTCCTCTTACATTTCTTCCACTACCTGCATCCGCAATCACATGGGGAGAGTTCTGGGCACCATTTACCTATGATCGTGTTCCCACAAGGTATTATGAACCCATGTGTAGGCGTCGTATTTATCGTGAAGAGTATATTCCTGGTGATCGATGGAATCCAGGATATGTGAGATCATGGTCTGAATGGATTTTTGTTCCTTGTGATTATTGATGACTACATTTGATAAGATTATTTTTCTTTCTTCATTCATTGTCTTCATGAATTGGGGAACCCGTCTGACCTTTGAGATTCTTCAAAATTTACCATGAGCACCATTTTCCACAGCGGTTACGGTTATCGCAAGCGTGTCTGTGAGGATGTTACCTCTTGGTTTTTGAATCGTTTCTTTCCACGCCATAAAATCACGGTTGAGATTCTTCATCGTGGTCTGAATCGTGAGGGTGTCTATGGGTATTGTTCAGTTCAAGATTGTGATTGGAGACCTAGATATTTTTTAATTGAAATTCAATCTAATCTTTCGCAAAAAAATTATATTCAAACTTTATTCCATGAATTATATCATTGTTATCAACATATTAAAGGTGATTTGAGGGATATAAGAGGCATTCGTTGTTGGAGGGGTATGAAGTGGGATGATGATGATTATGATAGAATGCCATGGGAAATAGAAGCATATCAAAAAGAAAAAGAATTATATGAAAAATATCTAAATGATGGGTAAAAGGAATGCTTAAAAATTAAAGAAAAGAATCATCAACCACTTCCACAAGTGGCACAGTACTTTGGCAACCGCCTGATGCAGGCAGTATAATTACAAGGTAATCAAGAGAACTCAATGAAACCCATTTCATTCACCTCTGGGCAACTGCTGGATATTATCGACATTCTTGAAGAGAAAGAGAATGATCTCTTTGATAATGGTGATAAGGCACTCTCCATCTACTATATGCAGATGGGTATGCAGTTTCAGCGTATGTATGATCGTCTGCAGAATCTTCCTGGCGAACAGCGTGTTGCCGAACTGGTGATGCCGACGACCACTTGACGAACTGGTACACAGGGTATCCCACACGCCACTGGATGCCCTATAATACTTACATACACAAGGGAACCACCCGTGACGCTTCCTTCCTACAACGCAATCTCCTTTCACTCTGAGGAGGAACATCAGGCAGCACTGTATGATGCTTGTTTGCTGATTATCAACACTTACAATCAAACTGACATGCTTGATGGTTATGATGATGGTGATGTGACTGCATATGGTTTTATGAAGTTTGCCCGTCACATTCTCAATCAAATTGCCGAAGGCAACTGAAATGAACTATCAAACTCAACAACTGGTTTCTAACATTCTTTCAATCCTATTAGTGATTGGAATTGTAATTGGTGTTCTTTTTCTTTATAGTTCAGACTATCATTATAGTAAGACAGAATGTTTTGCGAATGGTGGTGTTTGGACTGAGAAAATGAGCACTGGTGATGATGGTTTTAGTTGGAAATGCACTTACAATCCTCATACGGATGTTGTAATCAAAGGTAACTGAAATGACTACCACCACATTCTCCAAAGAGTTCATCAACGATTTCATTGATTATGTGATGTCGTTCTATGGTGCTGGTGAATTGTATCCCATCAAAGGAATCAATCGCACCATTGTTCGCAAGGCAACCAATGATGTGATGCGAATTGCCAAGATTCATGGTCACGCATTCTGTGGTGATAGTATTGACCGTGAAGAAGTGTGTAACCTTCTCCTCTTTAAATACAATCTTTCTTTCGTCAAATGAACACTTATCGTATGTTGATTGAGTATTGGGTTCCTGATGAGAATGAGAATCTCTTTGAAGAGAAAATCATTCAGTCCCGATCTTCCTGTGGTAAGATTGGCGATGATTATCTGGCACAAGACCGCACCAATCTGATTCGCTCTGTTGAAGTCACTCCTATCTGATTATGCCACTCTCCAATCAAACAGTCAATAATCTGGCATCCGCTCTGACTTCAGAGGTGATTGATTACATCTATCAGGATGAGCGTTGGTGTGAATTCCTGTACGAAGTTATTCCCGATGCTCTGCAGGATAAACTGGGACAAATTGATGAGGACTTGAAATATGAACTTGCTATCTGTATAATGAACCGTATCTGTTTCAAAAAAGTTTGATACTATGATTGAACTGATTGCTGGATTGACCTGTGGCATCGCTACATTTTATGGTGTTGGTGATGGTTTCCACGGACAAGTAACCGCAAATGGAGAACGATTTGATGCTTATAAACTAACAGCAGCACATCCATATTTGCCGATGGGGACTAGAATTAGAGTAACTAATCAAAAAAATATGAAACAAGTGATTGTTCGCATTAATGATAGAGGACCTTATTCACATGCTGACCTGGATCTTTCTTATGCATCTTTTTCTCATATTGCATCAGCAAAAGAAGGTAACGCTGTAGTTTGCTGGAGAATAGTTGGATAAATAACTTTGCCTGAAACTGACTGACATCTTTTCGGGTGGGAGTAGAGTATTCTCTACTCCTTCATAAATACTTAAGTCAGTCAGTTTAAGAGCGGATTATGTCCCAAATTCATGTGCATCATATCGTACCCAAACATAGAGGTGGGACAAATAATAAAACAAATCTCATAGAAGTTACAGTAACTCAACATGCAATATTTCATTATTGTGAATGGAAATTGTGGAAAAATGAATATGATAGAATCGCTTGGAAATCTTTATCTAATCAAATATCTCTAACAGAAGCACAAAAACTCGCACATTTAGAAGGTTGTAAAAAAGGTGCAAAATCTTTGTCTAAGGAAACAAGAGTTTTTGCTTCTAAAATGCAATCAAGGGAATCAAAAGTTCTCGGTGGAAAAGGAGGGGGGAAAAAGTTGTTATGAACAAAAAAAGGGAATGTTTTCTCTCTCAAAAGAAAAAAGGCAAAATATTGCAAAAAATACAATTAATAAAAAATACAAATGTTTAGAAACTGGATTTATTTCTACTCTAGCAGGATTGACAAAATATCAAAAAAACAGAAATATTGATCCATCTAAAAGAGAACCTATTGAAGATTAATTCTATGAAAAAACTTCTTCTTCTTGCTACAATTTTTCTCTCTTCTCCTGCATTTGCACAAGAGACTCAAGGATATCGCCCATTTCGATATGAAACTCCTTGTGGAATTGAATCTCAAGGTCAATTGTTTGAGGATACTTGTGTTGTGATTGAGACTCGTGAAAAGAGTGGTGCTCTTCGCACTCGCAACATTTACTCTAATCGTTTTGGTCTAACCATCAAGGGGTGGTTTGATAAAGAGAAAGGATATATGACTTGGGATAGTCATAACAAATATGAATATAAGTGGGAATACAAACTTGGTGGCACTGGGTGGACTTATGTGATGCCCGGTGTTATTATTGAAAACGTTTCTTGGGATTAAATTAAATGACTGAAACACAAGTAAATCTGAATGTGCATGAAATAGGTATTATCCTCTCTGCACTTCAAAATTTAGAAATTGTAGATGAAAGGCACATTGCTCGTGATTATGGAAGTGCTCCTGCACTCTACAATAAACTTTACACACTCTGGGAGAGGATGGATCGATCTAAGGTTGGATTGGTAAATGATGTTGTCCCCTCTTTCTGAACTCTAATGAAACTTAGGTATTTGATCATTGGTGCATTTGGGTTTATTGTTGGATGGAACATCTTTTTAATTCAACGCGACTCAAATCTTTTTGAATCTTACAATCGCCCAAACTACGAAGCATTGAAATGAACGAATTCTCCCGCGCCTATCAGGATTTCACAGATCATTATGTAGAAATCGATGAGAATGAAATCAAAGTTTATGATGAAGCAATGAAAAAGTTTTGGGATGATATTGAAAAAAAAGCAGAGGCATTGGAATTGACAGTTGATTATTATATTCAAGAGTTTATGTAATGGATCGTGAAATTAAATTGATACTCGCACTTCAACAGACTGAAAACATCTACAACCTTCTTCAAGACGGAGAGTATGTTGCTTTCTTTGCTTCTCATCTATTGCCTATTAAGTATGAAATTGAGAGACAATTGACAAATCTTAGACATTCATCTAAAATTAAGGAGTAATTTACACAAAGAAATGAAATCACTTTACATTGTTGACTACTGGGTTCCTTTTCCGGCCTCAGAGGGAGGAGGTCTGATTAATTTGATTGCCGAAAATGATACTGAGGCATTTCAAATTCTATCAGAAGAAAAATCTTTTGATGATCGATATACTGATCGTATTATGGAAAGAGTTATTAATGCTCAAAAGTTTGTACTTGTTGATGATTATGAGTCTGGTATTCTGGAGGCATTTACTACATGACACAATTGTATCGAATTGAAGAACTGTTTACCAATGGTTGGGAAGTGATTGATGAGAACGCAAAAAAACTGACGAAAGAGCAGTGTGATGAGCGTTTGAATTATTATCTTTCTGCAGGTTATAATCCAAACTACCTTCGCGCTGTTTTGGATGTTGATTGAATTTTCACATAAAGCACCAAAAGGTTACTCATATGTATTTGAAGACTTCAAACGCAACATTACTGCAATCTGGATTGTTAATCACTCTCACTTCAACTATTGTGGTAAGTCTGATGTTCTTAGTATTTGGGGATTCTGGAATTCAAAAACAAAAGAATACCATGCCCCAATCAATAGTAAGACCGTTGGTGAGTGTGTGAATATTACAGATACAACACCATATTCAGCAATGATTCCTAATCTCACCCCATTAGAGCGATGTATATTCCAAAGGTAAATGATTTTGTCATATGGAATAATGGAAAAGGTGTAGAAGGATGGGTGTACTTCACTGACAAGGAATATATTACGATTGAAGTGAATACAAGACCAAAGGATCAAATTAACTACGAAGCATGTAGTCTTCATAAAAATGATAGGTTATTGGTCTTATGTTATTCAAATCAATGGAAAGAATTAAAGTATATTAGGTCAAGAGAATCAGTTTATGAAACTTTATGAAAAGGAAAAAACGATTACTTTACTACATTTACTGTGCTCTTGGTGAAAAATCGCATCCAAAATGTAATAAGACTGCGGATAGAGTTGCTTTTATTAGACTATTCATTACTTCACAGATTCTAATTACAAACTTTTTCATTATTTTCGGCGTCGTTGTAAACGTTTCTTCTATTATACATCATTGGAATGACAATAAACATGAAGTACCAAGTTATCTACATCAAGAACAAAAAGAAGAGCAAGTCCAAACAAATCGCAACTTTCTATAAGATTGAAGATGCTTCCATGTGGGAAAAGCATGTCATTCAACAAGGATGCACTGATGTGGAGATTGTGCCACTTTTTTAAGTGTCACTCTGTGGAATCATTTAGGTTCCAATTCATCGTATAATACATCTGTCATCAAGGAGGTATTCTCTTGGATCCAGCAATGGTTGAAATCAATGAAACCAACTATTGTGACCAAAAACCAGTCACAATGCAATTTTCATTTGAAGAGCATGTTGTAATCAATGATATTCTAAATCATGCTCTTGATGCTTATGATTTCACTGGTTACAATGAAATCTATGATTTGCCTGATGATTCTTCAGTCAAACATAAGACTAATCCACTCCTACAAAAATACGAAGAACTCTACGGAAAGAAAGAAGAACCACCACAAATAGTAGAAGAACCAAAAAAAAATCACAACAAAACTCACAACTCACGATATTGATAGTATTGAAGTACAATATGATTCTGGAATTGCGAGAGCGTTCTTATTCTCTTTGGATGCATCGTTTTGACAATCCTCCTTATGATAACAACTGAATCATGAAGAATCTTCATCAGGATCACTTTGAGGATTTTATTCTCACTGGAGACTTCCGTGCTCTGAATGTAATTACAAAGGACTTTCATCTTTCTACCAAAATGGATGGAAGTCCTGCTGTTGTTTTTGGTAAGAATCCTGCAACAGGAAAGTTCTTTGTATCAACCAAATCTGCATTTAACAAAGTAAAGATCAAACTCTGCCATTCTCATGAAGAAATTGACACGCACTTTAAAGGTGAAGTTGCAGACATTCTTCACGATTGTTTTGATTATTTACCTCGCACAAGTTCTATCTTTCAGTGTGATTTTCTGGGGTTTGGCAATTCTGACATTGTTAAACCTAATACCATTTCGTATCTCTTTCCAGAGGTAATCACCCAGAAGATCATTGTATCTGTTCATACTCAATGGGCAACAGAAGGTGAGTTGAAAGATGCTTATGTAGTTGGTCCAGCACCTCAGTTTGAGTCTGATGATGATGTTTATTTTGTAGATAATTCTGCCTATCAAACTATTGATTGTGAAGACTTTGTAGATGTAATTGGTTTCATCAAACAGATGGCAACTACAGTTACTTTTGCAACTGAAAAGGAAGTAAAAGAAATTAAAAAACAAATTAATGCATGTATCTGGGAAGATCGTGATATTGTACCTGAAGAGTTTGATAATCCTTCTCTGATTTCTCTTTGGAAGGTTGCAGAAAGTATTAAACTGGATTTTCTACACTTTTGTCGATCTACCAATGCTCCAAAATCTTATCTGTATGGAGAAGAAATCAATCATGAAGGATTTGTTCTTCAAAATGACGAAGTGATTGTGAAGTTTGTGAATCGTAGAATATTCTCTCATGCAAATTTTCTAAATAACAATAAAAAATGAAAACCTTCTCACAATTCATATCTGAAAGTGGTGGGTCACCCTATCAACCTTATAAACCCAAACCACAACCAGAACCATCTGCACCACCTTCAGGATGGAAAGAGAAGTATCTTGATCCACTGAAGAAGAAGTCACCAAAGTTGGCAGAAGACGCTGGTAGTGGTTATTCTGATGATTATGAGAAGGAAAGAGTTGAAAGAAGAAAAAGAACACCAATTCAAAAGAGACAAGACAGAGATCTTGCTAAACTCACTTATATGTTGAATCTTGATCGTCGTGGAAGATAAGAGGACACCTAAAGAACTGTCACAAGACCCCTCCACAATCCCCCACAACACCCTTATAATGTAGAGGTAGTCACACAGACCTGATGACCTCCAATCCTTACGCTCTGCACCTGCTTCAGAAAGGTTACACTGAATCGGAGACTCGTACTCCATCTAAGACCAAGCGCACCTTTCCTTGTACCATTGGTCTTCGTACTTTTCACACTGAGGAACAGTATCAAGAAGCACTTGCTGATTTTCTGAACGGTTATTGATCTTATCATGAAAACTGTCTACATTCTGACTGAAGGTGATTACTCTGACTATCATGTTGTTGGAGTCTATTCTACCAAAGAACTTGCCGAAAAAGCACAGTTTGTTTATGAAGGTTCTCAAATTGAAGAGTATGCATTAGATGATGTACCTGACTATCCTCCTGGTATGAAAGGATGGTATGTGAATATTGATGATGCAAAACCTGATGAACCTTATAGTTATCAGGTGACTCCAGAAGATGCAACCATTCCATCTGAGAGTGAATATAAGTATCATACTGGGGAGACAGGATATTATGTTTATTGTTGGGCAGTAGACAAGGATCATGCCCTAAAGATTGCACGGGATAAGTATTACCAACATCAAGCACAAAAGGCAGGTATTGCATGATGACATCTTATGATACTTACATCAGTTTGACTCATACTGCTACTGATGAGACTGATGATGAAGGAAATATTATTCGATATATGCCTGATCTTTCACCAGAATACTATGAATACATGCATACATGGTTTATCCATTTGATTGCACTTAATCCACAATATAAAGAAGTTCTTGGTGGAGTACTTGAATCATTTTTTATTTCTTTTGCTCCAATAGAAGGAGAACTTCCTCTTTATGGAGAAGAATGTATTGAAGATCAAATTGCAAATATCATAAACAAATTACCATGACTGACTACGGATTCTACACTCAGGAAGAACTCCAAGAATTGGATGATTCTGATCTATCTGGTGAAATTTCAGATACTGTTCTTCTTAAAACACCAGACTTAGATCTTCTTATTTCTGAACTCCAACGCCGTAATAATTAATTTATAGGTAATACCACTTGTGACCAAAAGCATGACACCAAGTTTCACCATTTTGAATCCGCTTAATATTTTTACTAATTCCAGGAACTGCCTTATAATTCCCTTCTCCCTTAACAAAGAATGATGCTTCACTCATACTATTAAATTCTATCACTTCACCTGTATGAATGCTTATACCTCTTACTGGTATTTTTTTAGATTCATTCATCATTGTTGCAGCTTTTCTTGCTGTCTCACTTGTAAATCCTTTTCTTTCTGCTGGTTTCCAATCACTTAAAGCATCATTTTTATTTCTAAACAAATACCATCCATTTACTTGCAATTTATTATTATTGGGACTGCGTATTGAAAGTAAAACATTAGCATTACTTTTACGATTTCTTGTTATTTCTTCTGTTGCATCTGCTTGTGATCGCCACATCTTTTTTCTTGATAATATTGGATTGATTCCATATACATTACCACGAACATTTACTCTTTTTTCTATTAGTTTAGGTAGTTCACCTTTCCATGCCCACCTAAAACCAAGTGCTTGAAATGTTGTACCCTTGATACAAGCAGAGATACAATTTTTTGCTTTCTTATTACCTAAAATATCAGCAGCAACACCAGCAGTATCATAGTCTCTTACCCATTCACCTTCTAATGTATAGCAACTCACTGCTTTACTATGTGGATGATTTCTCCAATGTTGGCGTGGTTTTTTAATACCATCACCACCTAGTGTTATGTTATATCCATTCTTATCACATGCATCAAATTTCTCAATCCAATAAGTTTCACGCTCATTGACTTTATCATCTGTACACTCTTCTAAGACTCTAAACTTAAACTTATCTGCACCGTATTTACTGATTGCTCTTACGATTGGCATACTATGAGCAGAATTGTTTTCATTTAAGTTATTCTTATTTCTTGCTAACTGTAAATGTTGTTTCCATCGATCATATGGGTTGGGTTGTGTAGTTTTTCCCACATAGAGTTTTTGATTTTCAAGATTTGTAATTGAGTAAATGTATGCCATAAGTAAGATAAAAAATATATTTGTGCTTTATATGTATATATTTGATTGTGTTTAAATCAAGATTATATAATGTTAGTGTTATATTCTTATAATACTCTCTAAATGCTTCTAATACTCTCTAAATGCTTCTAATACTCTCTAAATGCTTCTAATACTCTCTAAATGCTTCTAATACTCTCTAAATGCTTCTAATACTCTCTAAATGCTTCTAA